CCACCAGCACTTAGTGTGCCGTTGAAATAAACTCCTGCTGTATCTGCTGCAACAGCATACGGCAAACCACCGCAAATTATCCCCGCTGAAGTACAAGAAACAGAAGTTGATCCGTCAACTTTTCCTCTTATGGTTACTAATCTACCCACTTTGGTGTACGTCCCATTTGAAGTAAATGCACCAACAACAGTAAGCCCTGCGCCCTGTGATGGTGTCCAAGTACCTTCTTCATAGTCATTCAACAATTCACTTGTGCCTGTGCCTGGGGTGAGAGAAAAGTCGATGCCTTTGGTATCCGCTACAACAACATTGCCAGTAGACAAGGTGACATCACCCACCAAGGTCGGGGTCGTTGCCAGCACGTTGTTGCCAGTGCCCGTGTTGGTGACGCTGACAATCTCTTTGCTTGCGTTCAGTGCCAGCGCAGTGGATGCGGTTAAGCCCGACAGAGTGCTTGTGCCTGAGACGGAAAGGTTCACACCATTTAGATCAGCGCCGCCCTCAACCCGTTGCCAGACCGAGCCGTTGAAGGTTGCCAGATCGCCCACGCCCCAGTTGCTTATGCCATTCAGGTTGGTGGAGCCTGCTGTGCCGACAACGTAATAGTCGCCCTTTGTGCCTACGCTAGAGGTCAGCGCAGGGCTGTTTGCATTGGCATCCCATGTGCCTTTGAAGTTCAACGCACCGATGGCGTTGGTAATGGATGAGACTGATTTCAACATGGTTTATTCCTCATAATACGAATTCAATGATTGAGGTTACGGGTGGGGCTTCGCTGAATGTTACGTTACCGCCAGAAAGTGTGTAGGTGTTTTGATTTTGATAAACACCGTTGATGTAGATCAGGCTTGGCACAAAAGCAACCGCAAAAACAGTCTGAGTACCTGTACCAGTTGCATTGACAACGAGATTGCCAGCAGAGCCAGGGAAAGCATTACCGTTCAGCGAGGTATAAACCACCGTGGCGTTCTTGTTTTGGACTTGGATAGAGTAATCGCCATTGGTGTAGATACGTGATGGTGTGCCTTGATAAACAGGATAACCACCACTTGTGCGTATGGGTTGGACAGCAGTGATGGTCAGCGCAGAGTCCCAATAGGCAACAATCGGGTTGGTGATTGGGTTCAGATTGACAGTGCCAATCCAGATGTAACCATCGTCCAATGGCTGTCCATCAGCATCCGCAAAGGCTGGATATGGTGGTTCTACTGATAGTGCTGACATTTATTGTTCTCCCTCATCACCAAATTGGCGTTCTGTTTGTCCAAGTATTTGTAGTTGGCGAAAAATCCCCGCCTCAGCAGGTGAGCCAGGCTTGGTGTTTGCCATTCGCAACAGCAGGTTACGAACAGGGGCTGACTCATAAGCCCGCGCTATTAAACCAACACCAGAAGCCGTAACTGCTGCTTTTGCCGCTGAAACACCACCAGAACCTGCAAACAGATCAGTCAACAGGCCGCCAATTAAGAACGGCGTAGCTTGCACCCCAGTTGGCGGGGCGGCAGCCGCATCACCTGCTCTGCGGGTAAGGTTTAAAACCCGCGTAAGACCCTCTACGCGCCTTAAATCATCACCAGTGAATAGCACCCCTACTGAGTCGCCCATTTTTTTGACGTTGTTGGCAAAAACTGTCGGGCTAATAACAGTATCCATACCAATATCTCGTGATGCATCAGCACCAGCTTTAGCAAGAACGGCTGCACGAGCGTTGGCTTTTCCTTGTGGCGTTAGCCGTGCATAAAGCGCACGCACTTCGCTTGGCTTACCCTTAAACAATAAATCCTGCATTACCTCTGGCTTTGCATCACCCGTGGTAAGTACCCGTTTGAGTGCAGCATTTTTTACATCTTTTGCCCCATCGCTCAAGCGTTTGTTCGCCACCATAAACTTATCAACATCTCGGCGCTCGCCTGTTTGCTTGATAAAGTCAATCATGTCCTCACGAACTGGGTTGTATATCTTCCTGACGGCTTTTTCCCCGATGTCTCTTGCGGCTGCGCTCATAGGGCGAGCATCATCCATAAACACCTTTGCAAGTTCGTCGGCCCTGTACGCCTCAATCTGGAACAAATTGCGATCAGGCAACGTGGCTCTGATTTCGCTTAGGCGCTCAGCGGCTTCGTCAGCAGCAGGTGTGCGGCGACTTTTTAGCTCGTCAATTTGCTCATCAAGTACTTTAAGTGCGCGAGGCACAGGCACGTTGCCTTTGTCTCTCAAGCGATTGATAACGTCAGCCTTTGATGCTGTGTATTTTTTTATCTCGGCTGCTTTGACTTCTTTTAAATCTTTTAAAACATCATCGCTTAACTTTGCATAATCAGACGCATCGTAATCGTTGAGCAAGTTTCTAACCGCATCAATGCGTTCTTGCTGTTGGGTAGCACGAACTCCACCAGTTCCAGCTAAAGGTATGCGCTCGCCTGTTGCTTGGACAATTTTTCCTGTAAATGTTTCTGGTGGCAAAACATCCGTGGTCATTAAACGGACACCTTCACTCTTGGCAGTATCAACCACCCCTGGCAATGGCGGTCGCACAATAGCCGCTCTGGTAGCCTGTAAAGCCTTTTGTGCGGCTGGAAAAAATGCACCGCCTGCACCCGCAACCCCTACGTCTGTTGCAATTTGACCAGGTTTAATTTCTGCACCAGGACGACCTTCAGATAAAGGCACGGCCTGACCAGCAAGAACTTTTGCCGTTTCAATACCCGCTTGGGTAGCTGCACCACTAGCACCAGCACCCAAAATAGTTGTTGCTCTGCCAGCAGGCGTGAATGCCGCAATGCCGCCAACAACCCTTGGTATGTCACCCATAGAAAAACCTGGTGGGATTGCATAATCCTTACCATCTATTGAACTTCGCAAAATGAAATTCCCTTTTTCATCTTGCATGACTTCTGTTTTAGGGTAATTGGCCTTTATGATTTCTACTGCTTGATCTGTGGTGGACAACAATGTTCCTAAACCAGTCAAAGCACTTTGAAAACTAAACGAATTTAGTTCTGGCATAGATGTCCACTCTGGTAGCGTTCTAGTGGCCTCCGTTGCCCTTTCTTGTCCAGTTACAGCCTCCACTACGGCTGCTGGTATGTTTTTTAAACTACTAAGAATGCCACCCTCTTGCTGTTGTGCAAGGGGCGATTGTTCTACTGGCATTGCTGGTGGTTGTTCTACGGGTGTTTCTTCTGCCATTTCGCTCGGCAATGGGGCATCACCAATCATAGATATTACACCGCGCTCACCCCCTGTTTCGCGCCTGATCTGAATTTCACGGGCAAGCAATGTTGCGGCCTCAACATCTCCTGCCGCATCAGCGGCCATCAGTGCTTGTTCTAATTCTTGAGTTGTTGCCATTTTTATCTACTTTGGTTTTTTGGCAGATATTGCTGAAGCACAGAATCCACTGTTCTAGGTGTGGCAGATGGTGCGGAGGCTGGTGCTGGTGCGGTTGCTGGTGGGGCATATCTCGGCACATTAGCTCTTGGGCCTGTATTGACAGATTCATAAAAATCTTTGTCAAGAACTGCACCAAGACTTTCGTCAAACCTAGCAATCTCTTCCTCGCTGTAAGTATCCGAACGAATGAGTTTTCTTGCATGGTCTGCAATTTTTGCTGTCCGTTTGGCAAAAGCATCCGCATACTTTGCCATCAACTCACGACCACCTTCTGAGTTTGCTAATGACGGAAAAGCCGAAACAAATGCTCTAAATTCAATGTCTGATGTTGAACCAGAACCAGGCGGCCTTATTTGCGTTGCGCCACGAATTGCTAAAGCATTGGCAAGGTCATTTGCAACAACAGTGTCAGTAGAAAAACCAAAAGTTTTAGCAACATCCGCACCTAACTTAATTGCAGCACCACCGCCTTTGCCTTTTAGCAAATTTGCAATAACTCTTGCATCTCTTGCCAGTGTTCGTGCCGATGCTGCTGATGCGGAAAACTCTTGCGCCCTTGGTACATCAAGTTCTTTTAATGCCAATGTATCCCGCTTGCTTTGGTCTCCAACACTTACAGAAACCAGTGGTTCTTTGCCAACAGGTTCAATTTTACCAGTTGGGCTTATTTGATATGAACCAGGCGACAACCCTTCTTTTTTAACTTCTTCTGCAGTAAGCCTTCTATACTGTTCTTTTGTTGCGGCTAATAACTTATATTCACCCTTCGGGCCAATTTGATATGTGCCTGGTGGTAAATCTAGTCTTTCTCTTTCACTTTCTGGCAGCAATGTGAAGCCTTCGTCAGTCTTAAGTTTTCCTTCTTCGCGCAATCGCCTTTCACCGCGAGCCTCTTTTAAGCCTGCATACCAGTCTTTCCCAAATATTGAGGCTGTATATGGCTCGATCAAATTCACTGCGGCGGCTGGATTGACAGTTTGAGCAGTTCTTTTAATTGTTTCTAATGCGGCTTTTTGGCCTGGGTCTTTTTCTGCCAAAATCTTGTCATCTAATAACTTATATGCAGCAGTTGGCTCTGATTCCAACCCAAGCATGACTTGAGCATAAAAACGCTTGTCAGCATCAAGCCGTCTTTTATCCGTACCTTCAGCCATTAACTTCAAAGCATCTAGCTGTTCTTTGTTTCCTGCAAATGCAAATAACTGCTCAATTTCCTCAAAGTTTCTTTCCTCTGGTTTTTTGTCATAAAAACTTTTGAGTCTTGTACCGAGTTCAGCTTGCCGTGCTTGTGCTTGTTGCGCCGCCTGCTGGTCAAGCAAACGCTTCTGCTGTGCGTCCCGAATTGTTGCCTGCTCTGCACCTAATTTAAAGCCAGCCAAAGAAGCTTCAAAAGGCGTTTTTACATCAATAGAATAATCTATCGGTTCTTGGAATGGGTTAATAGTTGCCATAATTTAACCTATTAAAAAACATAGCCGCCTGCGACACGGGGTTGGCCAGGGCTTGGTGCTGTCGTTTCGCCACCCATAGCAGATGTAAAACCAGATAATTGGAAAGGTTGTTCTAAAAATTTGCCATAAGCTCTTGCCTCACCAAGCTGACCACCAGCGATAGCTCGACCTTGATTTGCAAGTAAATTTGCAATGTTTGTACCAGTTGTAACGCCTTGTGCGCCAACACCAGCGGCAGATGCTTGACCAATTTTTAAAAGATTGCCTTGTGTCTCTCTGCCAATATCAGCAAAACCACCAAGCCTGCCGAACTGTCTTTCAATTTCTTGTTGCAACATTTGTGGCCGAAACTGAGACAATGCCGCTTGAATATTTCCACCACGCAACCCACCAGTAGCTGATGCGCGTTGCAACAAAGCCTCTTCACCAGCTTGCACAGAGGCTTGAAAACCACCACCGCTTTCAATTTGGGCAATCGCTTCTCTTTGTCTTTCAGGACCAAGCACACCAGCCAATGCCTGCTGTTGCTCAAAGGCTTTTGGGCCTGCTGCCGCATACTGCTCTAAGCCTGCAATCGCAGGAACACCGGCCGAGATATAGGGTTTCAGCAAAGTTTGCATTGCGTCAAACTGCCTGCGCTGTTCTTCTACGCCTGCTTGTGCTGCACCAGCTTGTGTTTCAGCCGCACCAGAGGCCGCATCTGCTTGCATTTTGCTGCCAAGCAGGGATGCGCCGATCTGAAGACCCGTTGCAATACTAGGCATCGCCAAACTCCTTTAAATAATCTTCTAGCGTTTCGCCATATAAAGCCATCACATGATGACCGTGCTTGGTAGCAAAACCAGCCCCGTGAACCAGCGAGACTGCCATCAAAATCAAATCGTAATACCCAGCTCGCCACATGAACGACTTGGCATCCGCTTGTTTATTGCGCTCTGCCGTGTCCGAGGCTTGCCACTTGAGAATCATTGTCGCCAGCAAGGGCGTTAAATGGTTGCTGTTGCCGATAAAAAATGCGTTCTGGTGCATACCCACCAGCGTGTTCCAAATGGTCGCATTCAGGTCTTCTCGTGCTACTGGGTCGCCATCTGCTACGTCATCAAAGACTTGAATTGCGTCATAGACCATTACCAACCACTCAACGGCTGGTTGGGGAAGCATAAAAACCTTGGTCAGGTTCTCTCGCAGTCCATCGGTCATGCACAACTCCTATACAGGGCAGGCCGCTGGATGCCAGAACTCAGCGACTGAATTTTCGCACAAATTGACAAAAGGTCAATCCTCATAATCTTCGTCTTCCCAAGCCTGACAAACCCGCATATCGTTGCAGATAAAGTTCAGCTTTTCGCAGTGACCCCTGAACCCTGCGCCTTTATCATAAGCCGCCATCGGGATTCGCTCAATCCGCACTTGGGTCATAAAGCTGTTGTCGTAATACTCGCAGTTCGAGCAATGCTTGCGCCGTGCGTCTTTTTCATCACATTGCATCGCCTCTGCCAGTCCTGCGTAGAACTCCTTGTTTGCGCCAGCTTCATTGGTAGGCATTTCAGGGCCATAGTTCCAGTCAGCCACCGCAACCGCATAGTTCTTTTTGTTTTGGGCATTGGTTAAAAATTCCTCTTCCATCGGCAAGCCATTGAAGCCCCTTGGGATAACCATAAATTCTTTCATGCTGTTCTCCTTAACTGATTTCTCGGCCTGATGCTCGGATGGTCAGGGATGTTCCCGCCCCTGCGATTGTGGAAATAAAACCACCAGCCTCCAGTGCTTGACCCACTAGCTCTGGACAGGTATAAGTCTCATCAGGCACGATGGTTCGTGCGTCAATAATCAGGTTCGATGCCCCTGCTGAACCAGAGACAGTGACCAAGTTGCAACTGAAAGTCACATTGTTGGCACTGGTGTTGGTCACCGTAAACTTGTCAATAATTGCTTTGACATTTGTTGCGGTGTATTGGGTGGTTTGGCTGTTCTCTGCTTGTTTTGCAGGGATTAACACTTTTACTGTAACTGTCATTGGACACCTCCGATATTATTTGAAACTGTCAGGATTATGGACGGAATAGCTGGAACTGGTGGGGTTGCGACAACAGAAAGTAATTCAACACTTAGGTCAGTCACCGAAAACATCAGTTCAACATAGTCATTGGCCTTCAGGTCAAAAAAGTAATTTAGCGACGAGAAAATTTCACCGTTATTACCCTGAACCCTAATCTGGCTTGCACTGTCTGGCACATCAGTTCCGTTAAGCCTAAACCAAAAATAAAACTCTGCCGTGCCGCCACTGGTCTTATCCAACTGAAACGATGTGTCAAAGTTGTAAATGCCCTCGCTGTCCACAATGATTCTTGATGTTGGACTGCCAATAAATACGCCATTGCTCAAGTCAGTGCTGTTAAACGTAATGGCCTTGGCTGTGTTGATGACTGTTGCTGTCTGGGTAGTGGTGTCGTAAAACGACCCATATCTTGCCCGTTTGAACTCCCGTGGTGGTGGGGTCATCTGCAAACCCTCAACCGCTTTATTCAACTTGTCAACCAGCGTCAAAGCCTGATTTGCTTTGCTTTCAGCCAATGCCACAGTCACCGAAGTTTCTTGCGCCAGCAATGCAATCCTGTCCAGTGCGTCTTGTGCCTTTGCGCCCAATGCCGCATCATTAACTTCAGTCTCTTGCGCTAAAGCAATGATCTGCGCCAACGCATCATTTGCTGTTGATTGGGCTGTTCCAGCGGCAATATTTATCTCAAGCACCACATCAGGCGCAATAGCATCAACAGTCGAAAATAAAAGTTCAAACTGCCTGATTTGCTGTTGGTCAGTCAAGAATGTGGCAAGCTGGTCGCGGGTCAGATTCAGCTTGCGGGAAACTGGTGCAGTTGCCATCAGTACGCCAATGCTTCAATCTGCGCCTCTAAGCGCACATAAGACACATGGGCATCACTATCGCCACGGAAACGTTGAATGCGCCAGTTCCTCATGTGACCTTGCTGAAACCAAGCCAAACGCTTCTTGCGGTTGCCAATCGTGCCGACAGAGATAAATTTTTCCTGCGAATAGGTCTGTCCATCCAGAGAGTAACTTGTGCTGATTTGCGGGTTCTCTCCCAGCGCAATGCTTCCAGTCAAGCTTACCAGTTCCATCTCGTTAAATATTGCCCCATTGCTTTCGTTGTAAACAATCAAAGTGCCAAACTCCCAGCGCACTTGTTGCCCCCAATGATGACCTGTGTCCTGCACCAAGTAGCCGATATTGCTGGATTGTGGGTCACCTACCATCCACTTGTCATAAACCCAAACCATGTTTCTGGCTCGGTATTGTGCAAATCCAGCCAAAGTCGTGGTCAGAGTAAACCAAACCGCCGTTTCTAAGGCTTTGGACGCAGAGGCATCAAAGACTATCGTGCGGTCAGGCAAGTGGACATACAGATGCTCATGGTTCTTGTCGTTCCTTGCCTCCAGCTTGACCAAGGCTAACTGAGCCTCTGTGTACTCCAGCAGGAGGTTATCGATTTCCTGTGTGCTAATTTTCTCAGTAACGGCGGATGCGCCCAGATAAATGCCTGGTGCTTCATTTCTTGCACTGCCCAAAAAAGCAATGCGGTCAATAAACACACAGCACCCTTGAGTGCCAATCACGCCCTTTTGTATCTGTGCGCCATCAATTCGTGCGAATGGAAATAACTCTCCACCCACGTTGTCGAATACCTCAATCGTGTTGCGGTTCAAAGCATAGATTTCATTCCGCAGCTTCAGCAACGCCACCACTGGGTCAGGGTCAACCTCTGAACTGCCGTATTTCAACGGGTTAACTTGGGTTGGGTCTGATAACTCAGTCACCACCAAGAACTCGCCATCTGTGGTCATGAAGTACCCATCCACCCATACCACATCCAGCACCACGCCCAAGTCAGGGTCAGTTACTTGGGTCAGGGTTGTGCCGTCCCAGTAATACAGCCGCCCACCAGATGCAATCGCCAGTTGGTCAAAGCTGTAATCAAAGGTCACCAGTTGTTCGATTGGACCACCCACATCGCCCAATGTTGTCACTGTGCCTGCGCTATTGATTTCCACCAGCTTTGTACCCATGACCCGATATAACTCGCCCTGCCAGTTGATGCCGCCACGGTCAATGCCTGGCCCTGTGCCGTTGGACACAATACCATCGCCTGGTCGCAGAAACCCATTACTGATGCCTGACTGCTTTGGCACAGGCACAAGGTTGACTGGGTAACTGGTACGCAGTTCAGGAGTGCTGTCGGTGTAGATACCGTTAAGAATAGGTATTTGCATTATTTTTCACCAACTGGCGGCAAGACTTTCTTTTCTTTATCCCAGTATTCTTTGTAGTTTTTAGAAAAGTATTCTGCGTCTGCCTCATTGTCAAACGAAATGTAATCCTTGCTTTTCAACGCCCTATCAAAGGCATCATCACCATAATTTTTCAGTTCTTTATTTTCGTAAGCAATTCGTGGGTAAACAATAAATTTGTTTGGCCCAGCTTCAGAATATTCCATTTGATGTGTGGCAACCTCTCCTTTGCCCAAGTCCATGACTGGATAGGCTTCAGGATTAAGAATTCTGCGGACAAAGTTCTTCCCTTGGTTTTCATTCAATACTTTTTTAAGGGTTTCGTATTCCATTCTTATTTTGCCTTGTTGCGTTCAGATATGCGTTTTGCTTTAGCTTTGGCATCTGCCTTTGATGATGCGCCCCAAGCCCTCAAGCTCAACAGCAAGCGGGTAGGCTCACCGTCTTTGTATTCAGGGCCAGCATTGCCGCCCATGCGAGCCAAAAACGAGGCTCTGCGTGGGTTATCGCCTGACTTGACTGGTGGCTTGAGGTTCATGCCTTCAGCCTTTGCCGCAGCCCTGCCCTTGGCGTTCAAGCCGCCTTTAGGGTTCTGGCCTTCCTTGCGTGCATAAGCTGGCGTTTTCATCTAAACCCCTTAATCTTTTCAGCAATCTTTTTAGGCTGCTTGGCAAACTGCTTTCCTGCCTTGGTAGCCTCACGCTTTGCCCTTGTG